CATTCCCTGCTTCGGGATCTGGTCTAAGGGAATTTGCATACCGTCATTACCGCGGCAGAAGGGCATCGGAGGCTGGCATTTATCCGTGTAAAGCCCGCTCACCAAAGGTTCTTCGCAATCGATAATCGTCTGCAAATCCTGACGCGTGAACCCGATATCGCTATCGATCCACACCAGCGTGTCGAAGTTCTTGCGACGGACAAATTCGTTCGCAAGGACGTTCCTCGCAACGTATATGTCCGATTGGCCCGCCATCGGCAGCCAACCGCCATGAAGGCCAGCCGATTGCATCAAGCCAGCGCAGTAGAGGGTTTGAACCACGTTGCCGCGGACCGGGGTTACGATCAAAGTTTTGGCGTATTTGTTGCTCATTTTTTCATTCCAGTAAGTGCGGCATCCATTGCTTCTAACATGCTGCTCGGGGCCTTCGTTTGTCCGCCGGCAGGCTGTTTACCAGCCCGGAGCGGTTGATTTACGGGGGTTTTTACGGTCGCTCGTTGCGGCGCGGCACGCGGTAGATTGATCGCGCGATACGCTTCCTCGAATTTCTGTCGCCACTGCGAGGGTGGAATCGTTGCGAATGCCGGGCGCAGTGCCGGAACTAAGATGGCCTTCTTGGCCTCGTAATCCGGGTCCGTCCCCTGGAGCGTCGTCTCTAGTTCCGAGAGGCTGGTACGTGCAGTCTGGAGTTCATTCGCCGCGCTCTGCTTTTGCTGCTCGGCTCGTTGGACTCCGGTGGTGAGTTCGGTTCGGAACTGTTGTCCATTTCGAGTTCGCGCAATCTCTTTAGCATACTGCGTAGTAACTTGGCCTTTTTTGACCGCGTCTTGGAGATCTGGGTGAGCGCTAAGCGGGTCTCCGATATTTCTTTCCTTACCAAGCAAAGTAGCGAGTCTTTCAGCAACTGACTCAACGAGTTCAAGGGCTTTCTCCTGCTGCGCGGGGTCGCGACTGTTGAAAAGCGCTAGCCACGACAGCGTTTCGCCGTATTGCTCGGGCGATGTGCCAGTGGCCTCGACACCTTTGATCAAATAGTTGAAATCCTGCGAAATCTTGTCACGTTCGGCCGTCACAGACTTTGCCGTGTCGATCAGCGTGCGAATTCGCTCGGAAGTTTCCTTCTTAAGGCCCCCAGGAATGGGATCATTGATAGGATCTTTCTTCGGCGGCTCTTTTTTGTCTTCTACCTTGGCGGTGGGCTTCCATGTTCCGTCGGGGTTGCGCTCACGCTCGCCGTTGGGGCCTTTTTCTTCGCCTTCAGGCTCTTTTTCGCCTTCAGGTTCGCCTTCAGGCTCGCCAGCGCCTTCAGCGTCCTCTGAATCGCCATCTCCCACAGCACTTTCACTATCAGGTGCTGGATCAGCATCAGTATCAGGGGCACTTTCTGGCTCCGGGGTTACAGTGTCTTCAAGCGCGGCATTTACCGCGTCTAATACGCTTTCATCTTCTGTGGGCATGGGGCATCCTAACGTTTAAAAGTTCAAATCAAGGTCCCGGCGGAGCAACAGGGCTCGGTGGTTGTGGCGTACTGCCGGGAGCCGTGCCCCCAGGACCTTGAACTTGCTGCGGCGGCATGCTTGCGGCGTCTTTGCGAAGGATAGGCGCGACGAGCATGGCGGAAGTCTGAGGATCGATTTGCCCCTTGATAGACACCGAAACCTGCGGCTGCGTAGGCGGCGGCGGACCACCAGCGCCGGGGGACCCTGGAGGTGGCTGACGGGGGATAAATCGTTCGACATCGCTTTCATCGCCTAAGCGTAGCATGGTTTCTTTGACCAATTCTATCTCGGCGTTAGCTAGCGGGACATTCCCGGTCGCAAAAGCTTGTTCAATGGTCTGTAATGATTTCTGAATAAGCGGAAGGATCGTAGCCCAAGACTGCATGTCTGTCGCCTGGCGCGGTTTGCCAGTGCTTCCGGCCTCGATCTTGACTTCAACCAGAGTGAATAGATCCTCGATATCCATCCCCTCCGGCCAAAATGCTTTCGGGCCAGCCAGTCGCTGAACGTCTTTAGTCTGCAAACACTGTAACGCTTGCTCGGCGGTATACGTCGCAAGATCAGTGAGCATCGATTCTAGTGAGTCCCTGTTGGAGGTCGTCCGAGCTTGAGTACCCGACTGCTGAATGTTCGCTTCGGTCGCCGTCTTAGGATTACCAGGGCCTGAAATAGCAGCCGACAGCGCCTCTTGAACTCCGCTAATCCGTTCCATGTCGTTAAGGATAAGCGTCGGGTCATAGAGCCTCATGTCAATGCCTTGCACCGGTTTGGGGGCGAACAAATTGGCAAGCGGCACCGAAGGATCACTCGGACGCAGCGCCGTATACTCCTGGGACTTGCTCTCAGTGAGTTTCTTGGCCTCCACTTCGTCCAACATAGTAGCATTGAATAAGACACCCGGGATCGATCTCTCGCGGGTCAAACGGAAATTGGACCGGGACGAACTGTACTCGTCCTGGAGTTTGTATAGCCTCCAGGAAAGACTCTGCGCATGTCTCTGACCATCCACTTCGTAGAAGGCAAAATAAAAGTACGGATAAAACCGACTCGTCGGATATGGCGGGGGGTATGGTTCTTTTGCCCACTTGTGTACTCCGTCGATCAGGGTATAGATCTGTTTGTCTCGACGGTCCCATATTTCCACCACCCTTAAGAATGCAGGCGATTCCTGGCTTGAAGTGTTCGTCACAAACGCCTGCGCGCTCTCTGCCGTTAGCTGCCCTTGCGGCAAAATGTTATCAATATCCCGTGTGGTTAACTCCTTCGGTGCCCGCTGGTAGTAAGTCTTCGCGGTCTTGATATCTTCCGGTTCAAGTCGGGTGAAACGCGACAAGGCATCGTCTTTGTCGATATAAATTTCGTTCGCGATCCAGTCGGCATCGGTATAATTTTCAATGCGGTTGATGTCGGTCGAAACCTGGATGTTTTCCGTCTCGACATAATCGATGACAAACATCTTATTGACCGCGAGTTCCAACTTCTCACCGAGTTCCGCGATTAGCGCCTTCTTTTCAGCTATTTCGGCATCTATAGTCTTCGGATCGTTGTCTTGGCCGTCTTTGAGCAACTTTATCTGCGCTTGCAATCGGTCGTGAGTCTCTTGCGCGTCGTTGAGCGCGGTTTCGACTTCCGGTTGCGGACGCTTCTCAGCGACGTAGGTGGCCTTGAACCATCCTTCGCCGTTTGATAGCACTGAGCGGACGCCCGTGCGTGCCGGCTTCTTTAAATTTCCTTTTGCCCAAGCGGCAGAGATGACAATTTCCAGTGTGCGAGCGAAGATCTGCATCTGATATGTGTTGGACTCGTCCACTTGAGGCGCTTTGCGAACCGAGACATCGGGGTTTCGCGCATAGAGCAAAGCCACAAGTATGTCAATGAAAGCGCCAATAAGATTGGTAGTAACAGCCCAAGAAAGGTCGCTCGTACCAGCCGCGTAGCGACGGTCAATTGCCACTTGCTTGCGAAAATTTTCATCGAACTTCCTCGCATCGTCATAACATTTGAAGCGCTTATCGACTAGCGCACGTTCTTCCTCTGTTGCTTCTTTGTCGTCGTGCTCGTCCTGATCGACGCCCTCGCTCTTGCCATCCGCCTGCCGCGGATCGGTCAATATGCTCCCGCCGCCTCCTGGCGTACCGGGACCGTTGGATGCGCCGGATGTCATGAACTATTTCCCCGGTTCCAGTACGCGCGGGGGTGGTGTTGGCGCTGGGTTCGGTATAAGATCCGGGCCAATCTTGGCCGCAATTGCCTGTGCTTCGGCAAGCGCCGCGGCTTCGCGAGCGGCTTTGAGCTTCTCGAAAGCGTGATCGGCCTTCGACTGAAGGTTTTTCTTGAGTGGCGTATCGGTTTCAGTCTTCGCGCGATGGATTGCCGGAATCATATCCGCATTAAGCGCTGCAACTTCATCATCAGTGGTTCGCACTGCAAACCCGGGGCGGGAATGTCTCACAGGGGGTATTCTCCTTTAAAATTCGGGAACAATCCTACCTGATTCGGCAACACGATAGGAGTAGAACTGGAGTATGGCACTATTTTAGCCCGTTCTGTCAATACAGCGGGGTAGACATTGTTGGCGCCAGTTGAACTAACCCAAGACAAAACGTGATTGGTAGATATGACACCAGTCCCAATAACATTGGTGCCGGGAAAGTTAGGAGGGCCCGACAAGACTGTCGTCGCCGAACTCGCAACCACCGTGGGTAGATTGTTGGGTACCCCCGGTGAACTTTGATTCACGGACCGCCGCCGGTCGTGGTCGCTTGCTGCCCAGGTGCTTTATTCAGAATGCCGCCCGGCGAGTTGTAGATTGGACCAACAACTGCGGTTTGCCATGGGTAGTTCGACAGGTACAAGTTCACTTCGTTGTTGTCCTGGGTGCCGAACTGATACGGTGGTATATAGTTAGGACCCGCCGCCGAAGCCAGCATTGAGGTGAAACTCTGCCCGATATAATTAGGCTGGCTGACCGTGGTCATGACGCCCGGTGCGGTATAAACCGTCGGGGTTACCTGACCTTCCGTCGGGAGCTGCACAAAATCATGATAGTCGCTTGGCATATTAAGATCTCAGCGGGCCATTCCCTGCCGGAGTCAACCCTGGTTCGTGTTGGCCGTAAGCTACGGTCGTAATCATCGAAGGACCCGGCGCGATCAGCCCGGGGCTAAAGTTATTCGACCAGGTCGAAACCTGACTCGGAGCAACCGTTACGTTGGCGCCGAATTGCGCAAGTACGCCTGGTGATGTACCAAGGCCAACCTGATTTGCCATTTAGAACACCTTTGCGACTACGAACCCTACGGCTGCGCCAATGCCGAACACGCCAATCGGCGCGAACTTAGCAAGCCATGTCTTGAACTTAGACACATCAGCCTTGACGTCTGCAACGTCAGTCTTAATGGCGGTTACGGTTGCGGTAGAAATTACTGGATCGGCCATTTAAAAGAACCTCACTTTAGGTTTTTCAGATTCAGTGCCATGCATAAGCCATGCCTCTGTGAAGGGTACCAGAAGTGGCTTCCTGTCCGCAACTGGAACTCGGGCATCCATCATCTGGTCCACCATTCGGCCAATCAGCCCACAAACATCTGCTTTATCGTCCCACCGGCCGCCGGGAAACTTCACAAGTTGTTCAATGCAGTTATCTGCCCATGCGCGTTTAACTGGGAAGTGAACTGTGCCGGCGGTTGCTCGTGCGTGAAATGCCTGAAGTTTCACCGCTTTGTCGTCGAGTGATGGAAGAGATTCAATTGCGACGAACTTCTGCGCGTGCTGCATGGCACTGCGAATCGACGGCCCAATAGCTTTATCGATCAAACCCCCTTCATTAGCCCACTTAATCGGCTTCCATAAACCAACAAGTCGAATGAACTGCGCAATACCGACGTCTGTTTCGCATTGTTTGCCCCACCAATCGATTGCCCATAGGTCTCCAATCTTATCGACACCCCAGACTCCATGCTCGGTGAAATCTGGTTCTTTCTTCCCGTGCCTAGGCTCCATAGTTGCGAAGTCCGAGGCCCCATAAATACGAAGGGACTTTGGAAGTGCATCTAACCCGTCATACAGGTTGATCATATATCGACTCGCGCGAGATCTGGGTCATAAAGGCGGAACATTTCCCGGTTAAAATGGACGCCTGTGAATGGCGCCGGCCGCTGCTGGTAAAGAGCTGCCCACGTCCGAGCTGCCCGCGGATTGTCTCTCCAAGTAGACCAGTGTTCTCTAGGAAACCATTCTGGCCAGAGAAAATCCCCAATCTTACGGCCCAGGACATCGTCTTCACGCTCCGCCTCCGCTGGTATGCACAACACCTCCCACGTCTGCCCGTCCCTGCACTTGATCATTCCTGACTCCCCGTTGTAGTCGGTGGGCAAGATCGAGCCGGACAAGTCCTCCTCGTGCCATCGCGTATTATGACTTACCAACCCGTTAGCTATGAAATTTTCTGTGCCTTCTACCTGTATATCAAACACTTCCTCCCGCCCTGCGGGAATTATTGATATTATTTTATCAAGAGCTATTGTGTAAGTAATCGGCAGCGTTTCGTAGTATGTCGGCTGTTTTTCCGTACCCGACGCACAAGTTGCAGTCGTTGCAAAGCAGCCCCCTGACTTTTCCGCTTTCGTGGATGTGATCGACACAAAGTCGGCCGCGCCAATGCGACCTGACATTTTTTCCTGGAAGTTCCCGGCATATAGCACATCGCCCGTTTTGGGCGCGCAACATGTTGTTATATTCTTCGAGAGTAATACCGTATCTGTGTTTAAGTTTGGCATTCCGGCGCGAGTCGGATTCTGGCATTTCACTTGGCGCGCGAATTCCCCTGGCATGACGGTCGCTGGTGTAGTGTTTTGCGCAAAATCCTCTGCACACCGCGTTTCTGTCGCAGGCGTTTGCACTGCACATGACGCCACGCCATTTACCCCAACCAGCAAGTCCCCTACCCCAAGGTTTTCCATACGTAGCCATTCGCGCTTCCCGTTGCGGTCAACTAAAAATGGATGCCGCTTATTAGCACGAACAATTCTACCTGATTCCATAGCTAGGGACAATAAATTATCGTACCCCTGGTTAGCCCAATTCAAAACTTTAGCCGGACGTATAACCCCCTTATCATAGGATTCTACCCAATCGCCTTGTTTGATATTGCGTAGCGGTTTCTCTACACCAGAAGCCATGCGAACAGGAGTATCCCCGGTCATGCACTGAATAATCAGAACCGACATCTTCGGCTTGGCGCGAGTCATCGCCGTGTCAATGTACTCGTTGTATGTCTTCTCGCGCAAGGTCGGGGAATCCGCCTGCTCACGGTTCGCCACAGGATCATCGAGCACCAGGAAATCGCAGCGGTTGCCCGTGATCCCGGCGAGTAACCCCGCGGCCATCATCGAGGAGCCGTTCGAGAGCTGCCAGTCATCCACCGCACGCTGATCATCGGCGAGCGTCGGGCGTTCCGCCCATATGCAGGAGTAGCGCGGGTCCTTAGTGATCGAGCGGACTTTCCGGCTCTGCTTCGCGGCGATGCTCGTAGCGTAGGATGCTAAAATCACTTGGAAGCCAGGCCATTTGCCCATGGCCCACGACGAACCAATCACAGGGCCGTAGGTACTCTTGCTGGATCCCGGCGGGGCAAAAATCATGGTTCTTCCGCGGTCTTTCTCGATACATCTTTGGATGGCCTGCATCATTAGTTTGTGGTGTACGGCTATTCGAGTTTCGACGGGCCTGTACTTCACTGGTACGTCCTCAAACCTATTCTTCAGCTTGCCGTGCTCGTCTTCCTCGTCTTTCACGTCGAGTGTAGGAACGCCGGGTATTTCTATGCTTTGAGAATACTCCACCAGGCTGGACCTGGCCCTCTGCCTGCGGAGCATTTCTTGCGCCGCTAATTCTGCTGGCAGGTCGCTCATTTTAACAGAGGGTCGTCTTTTGTGCTAGAGGGCACAATCGTAAATTCCGCTTCGATAGGCGCCAGCCGGGGGAGCCTCGTCGATTGGATTGCTTGCATCAGTTCATCATCGGACAACGCGGCGAGCATCGCCGCTTGCTGTCGGTTGGCCGGAACCGCGATTATGGCCTGTGCCGCCTTGCCGTGCCCGCGGTCCAGAAGACTCTCAGCCGCGCGGAGTCGATCCTTGTCCTCAATACCATTCTCCATAATATAAGCAATGGTTTCAATCGCCTGATCTGTATGCAGGCGTGCCAGTTCCGATGCGCTCACAGGTGCACCACGCATTTCCAATCTGGAAGGTACTCAGGACAAGGCAAATCGGGAGAGTCCGCCGGGGGCATGAAGCACCAAGGCTGCTCGACTGGCTTAATGGCCGCTTTCTTTGGTGTACTTGCGCACCCAATAAGGGCAATAGAGAGCAGAAGCAATATTCGTGCCAATATCACTGCACTTCCCCTGACTGTTTAGCCCATGCAATCGTCAGGCATACGCCGCACATGATGCCAAAGAAAAACGCTGCGATGAGATATCCAACCATGGCATGAGCGTATCAGGGGATCAGCCGACCTGCAAGATGCTGAACTGCCCGTACACTCCAATCGAGCCGCCGCCCGTAGTCACGGTCTGAAGTGAAGCTATATAGTTGTTCAGAAGTACCGCTTCGACATAGGACCCGGAGGTTAAAGACACAAGCCCTGACACGAACACTACGGAGTTAATCGTCGTCGCCGCTGCGGTAGAGTTTGTGAAGCACTGTTGCTGCCCGGATATTGCATATGTGCCACCATTTACCCGGACTGCTATGTTTATGAGTGCGGGGCCGGTACTGGTAAGTGTAGCCTGTGTTGGTACCTGCGCCTGCACAAGGTATATCCCCGCGGCGGGAACCACGAACTTTGTCGGCGAGGCGGTCGTGAAATAGCGGTTCGGCAGGCCGTTGTCGAAAGTAATGACCGGAAATACTATGGGGGTGGGGCTCGTAATGGTTTGCGAGGCTTGATTGGTCCCCATCGTCGCCTGTGCCGCGCCGGCCAGACCGGAGAACCCGCCATTGTTTGGCAGTCCGCGCTGCCGATACCCACGGATCGACCAAGCCGAACTGGTTGGGTTCGAAATAATATCCACGTAATCGTTCTGGTTGTACAGAATGAAGGTCGTGGTGCCGTCCACGAAGGTGACCCCGGGCGGCAGCGTTACCGTTATCTGGTTAGCATCGGACGATGCCTTGATGACCTCCACCATCCGCCCTACGCCCCCGATGAAGGGGAGTTGCACAGCGAGCGCGCTGGCAGTGGTGTAGCAAATCGCCGCATGATCCTGCGCCGCCAGGACATAGGTACCAAGGCCGGGCGTTGAATAAATGATTTCAGCATTTGCCGATATAGCTTCCCCGAGCCCCTGGTTTAGGTACTGGGAAAGCCCATTGGTTATGCCGAGTGAATTCGTTATTTGCGTAGCGAATTCGGCAACTGAAGGATTGCCAAATGGCGGATAACTGCCCGATGTAAAAGCCATAGCACCCTTCCTTGGATGAACGAAGCGCACAGCATCCATGCCATGCGCCCCGAGCGCGCTATCGAGAATATAGTCGCGGTAGGCCCCGGCGGTCTGTACGTTATCGCACATAACGGGTCCCCTTTGCAAGTACCCCCTGGGTGTTTACTCCTAGCCATTAGCGGGTCCCCTTTAGGGTGTTTACTCCTGGGGTGTTTACTCCTAGCCATTAGCGGGTCCCCTTTAGGGTGTTTACGGGTGTTTACTCCTAGCGCTTGCAACTAAGCCCCCGCTCGCTGTGAGTTTGTAGGCACTAGAAAAGGGGCTCCCCGGGGCTCTCTTCATTTCTAAAAAGCAATCCCCTAGGCGATCCCTTGTTGCACTGCACTAATAATCCGCACTGCAGCATTGGCATGATTCTTGCGAGGTGGCATGGTTTTT